GGCGTTTCAGCGCTAAAAAATTCTATATATGCGCCATTTGAAAACGTGTACTTTAATAATGATCTATTATATAAATCGTCGTAATAGATATTAAATGCTTTGAGTATCTTAATAAAATCTTTGAGCGCCCCACGTCTTAAATGCGGTATCGTTTCAGCTACTATACTGACCTCTAACCCTGGGTTATTTATACACTTAGATATTAAGTCAATTATAATGCAAAATGTTTTGCCGGAACTTGTACCGCCCTGTATAATTTTAGTTCGCTTTTCTAAATGAACTATCTTAGTTAGTGCCGTTGTCGTTACTATCTTCAATTCTCTTTTTGTCTTTAGGCGGTATTATTAAAATTGGTTGCTCTCTAACTGTATTGTCGATTTCTTGCTTTGGTGCCCCGTACGCGCTATTCATTAATTCCTTATATGCTCCTGTGTCGCCTTTACGCGCTTTTTTAATTTGAGCCAATGTAATTAAATCTTCGTTGGTTAATATCTCGTCAAGGCCCGTAATTTCGTTATAAGCCTTTTGATTAATTTCTAACCATTTCTTTACAATAGTCGAACGGTTTAACGCTCCCTTTGGCCGCCCTTTTGGGTTACCGCTTTGGCCCGGTTTCCATGATTTTAAATTATTCTCGTTACTCATTGTAAACCCATTGTATTTAATTACTTGCTTTTATCTGCTTTGCTTTTGCTTTTTGTTTGCTTTGCTTTGCTCTTTGTTGGCTCAAACTCTTGTATATATTCTTTATACAGTTTTTCTAAATCTTCTACTAAATCGCGTACGCAACTCGGGCAACTGGTGTTTTGTGTTTTCTTATTAAACACTCTATTAAATATTGTTCTTAGTTTCGTTTGTTCGATCGGTGTTACTGTATGTTTATTTTCAGCAAACCAATTCTTTAAATAGTCGTATTCGCTTTTTAAAAGGCATTGAGTATTCTTTTTATATCTGAATATATTGTTTAATGCTTTGCGCCTCTCTTCGCACCCGCAGTCGTCAATATTTAGCGCTTTAGTTATTTTCTTTGTAGCCGCTTTTATTCCTGTCGCCGTTGTTATTTTGTCTATTGTATCGCCTAACCCCTCGGACTGTTTTTTTACTGTTTTCTTTTTTGCCATTGTTTTAACTTTAGTTTATAAATAATATAGGTTATTAATAGTATAGTCGTTATACTATAAATGTTTAAATGACTTTCGCCACATGTACCAAAAATATGGTTAATAAAATCTTTCATTTTTGTTTTCGTTTTTAGCTATTTTCTACGTCAAAGATTTTTAAAAATTCTTTTTGTTCTAATTTCTTTTGTAAACAAAATATTTTTATTGCCTCTTCTTTTGTTTCTGCCCTTATAATATTTATAGGCTCTTTTGTTTTATCGTCTTTAATATAAAAAAAATATGTTTGCATGTTGTTTAATAATTCGTAGTCTTTGTTTTTATAATCTTGGTAATGCTCTTTTACATTTTCTTTAATTCGTCTTTTACAATTCTTTAAAGTAAAAAATATGCTCATATAACTTATATTCGTTTTTTTAGATATTTTACGAATACTTGTTTTATTATCTCTATATATATTAAATAACTTCTTTTCGTACCAATGCCACTTTTCGGCCTCTTGGTCTATTAGATCGTTTATTATTTCGCTCGCCTGTAACTCTTCGGTGTTATCCTTATAAGCTAAATTAATTATTTCGTCTATGCTTTCGTTTTCGTTATTATCTACATTAAAATAATCTTCTATATAAACCGTTTTTAATTTGCGCTTATTTAAAAAAATAATATACGTATTTCTAATTATTAAATACATGTAACCCTCGTAAACTTCGCCATTAATTAAAATGTTCTTTTCTTTTGGGGGCCAACGTAAAAGCCGAATATAAACCTCTTGTATTATATCCTCGCTAAATTCGCCCGCCCCCATTTTCTTAACCATGCTAACCCATAAATAATGCTTTTTATATATTTTTTCGATTAGCATTTTATTTTAATATTGATTAACGTTAACCATGTCGGCATATAACCATTTAACGGCGTACCTATCTAATGTTGTTAACGTCTTGGCCGTTACTTCTTTGCCTTGCATAAAATTTGTAAACGATCTACTCGACAAATTAAAGCCCAGTTTATTAATTTCTTTGACTATATTATGAGCGTTTTTTTCTTTTAATATATCGTTATAAACTTTTCTTAATTCCTGTACTTGAATAAACATAATATTTATTTAAAATGGTAAATCGTCGTCATCTTGATCAGAAAACGGCAAATTTGTATAGTCTTTTTTTTGTTGGGCGACTTCTTTTTTATTATCGGGCTCCCATGTATCGACACTTATATTACCGTCTTTGCCGTATTTATCGGGCTCGTCATGAATATTAATATTTATATTTACTAATTCATGGCCGTTGTACTCTTTTATATAATCGCGTAATTTATTTACTTTAATAGTACCTTTAAACCATTTTTCGGACATTTTTTTTATATTTCCGCAATATATTGTTTTTTGTTTTTCTTTATACATGTTAACAAATTTAATTAAATTTTTATTTATGTTTGGGGGTTTGAATTATTAGTTTTTGTTCTAACTCTTTGGCATACTCTCGGCATAATATTACCTTTTCTTTTATATCGTCTATTACTTTTTGATCGTATTTTACTAAATAACTTTTTATACGTCTTTGCTTTGGTATATAATCAAAAGTATGTTTTTGCCGTATTTCAGCCTCTAACTCTTCGTCTTGTTCTATTTTGTTTAACTTCCAATGTTCGCGCCTTATTTCGTCTTGTAACATTAATTCGGGCGTATCTATTAAACAATAAACTAAAAGGCTTTCAGTTTTACCGGTTAGCCACATGTAGCCCTGTAACTGGTAATAATAATCTTTAGTCGGTATGTTTTCATTAAACCATGGAAAGGTTATAGCGTTCCATGACGTTTTTACGTCTATTAGTGCGTTACTTGTATTAACGTCGGGCGTACCGCTTATAAAATCGTTTTTAAAATGCTCTTCGTTTTTATATATAAACCCAACGTCTAAAACGTCGCCAACTAATTTAATGCTTTCATCTTCGCACTCGTTACCCTTATCAGTATAACGGCTCGAAAACTCTTTATAAATGCCGAATTTTTCAGCTAAAACATATTCTTTAATATAACTTTTAGCCGTAACGCTTAAACCGTCTTTTTTATTGCGGGCTTTTGTCATAATTTTACCTAAACTGGAGCAACGTACTAACATGATTCAAGGGCTTTTAATTGAACGTCATTTAATAAGAATTTATTTATTAACTCTTGTTTTGAGTATTCGCCGGCCTTAACCATTATTAAAGCCTTTTCAAAACGTGTTTTTTCAATTAAGGGCTTTTTACCTTGGTTTAATATCGCGTTTTGTACTTCGTCGGCGCTTGCTATACTTGTATCAATACCAATGCCAAATGTACCCAACGCCCGGCCTATTGCGCTGGTTTCAGCGTTTTCAATAAAAGACGTATTATTAATATAGCTTGCGGCTTGTACTTCATGAGCGTAACCCGTTGAAAGTATGCGCCCGAACTCGTTTTTTACTGTGGCCCTAAATATACAATACTCGTTATTAAATTCTATTATGTCGGTTTCTATTGTATGGCCCGCATAATTAGCCCTAAAATACTTTATTCGCTCTTTTACCTCAACATAGGGCTTACCCTTTACGTTAATAGTTTTTAATTTAACCGGCTTAATGTTTTTAGTATTTGCCGGTGTTGTTCCGCTTTCTTCTTGTTCTCGCATTTTTATAAATGCCTCTTTAGTTTTACTCATATTTATTATTTTATGTTTATACAAATGTAATTATTTTTTACTTAAATCTTTGTATTTTTTTGCTATTTGTTTTAACTCTTCTTTTGTATATCTTTTTTCGTTTTTACATACGCTATCTAAATACTCTAATTTTTCGGGGCCTATACGCTTAATTAAATTTTTTCTGTATTCTATTAAATTGCCACTTAAAAACCTGTTACAGGGCGTACATTGTCCGAAAATATTATCTAAATTATACCTTAAAAAAGAACTCGAATTAACACTATAATAGTGCCCAGCGTCAAATTTTCCGCTTAATGGTTTATCGCATGAAATACATTTTTTATCTTTGTCGCGGTTTCTAATATATAAATTTACCCATTTTTGAGCCTCTTTTTTATAATCGTTTAAAGTTTTAAGATCGGTTTTTAATTTCTTTTTTTTCTTTGCCCACTCTTTAGCCTTTAAATCTTTTACCCATGCTTTGACGCACTCATTTTTAAAACAATATTTTTGATTAAATTTTACAGGTTTAAATTTTTCTTTACAATGTTTACAGGTTTTCATTTTAAAAAGGTTTTTATTTCGCTTTTTAATTGTGCTATTTCTTTTTTTAATTCTCGGTTATCGGTTTTTAATTCCAGTAATAAACGTTCGTAATTAAAATTTTGTGAACTTAAAGACATGTTGCGACGGTCTAACCTGTCAAAATGGTTATAAGCGTCGTATAAATCTAATGCGCTTTTTTTCATGCTTTTTATTAGTTCTTTTTTGTGCGGTGTTTTCTTTTCTAAATCTTCTATACTAAATTTAATTTTTAAATAAACCTCGTATAAATTTACCTTACTTTTTATAAAATATATGTCGCTCATTTTAGCCTTAAATTACCGGTAAATAATTCCTTTTCTTTGTCTGTTATTAACTGGCTTTCTTTTGCTAACTCTCTATGTTTATGCAATACGTCAATAAAACCCTTTGAAAACCCAAACCCGTCTAAATACTTAAATAATAAACTATCGTTTAAACCCGTTATTTGGCCCCCGCTTTGTTGGTCTTTTACCTTTTCAACGTTTACCATGGTGTAATATTTCATGGTTTTCTCTTTGCTTAATCTATGAATAATTAATACTAAATCTGCCCTGTTTAAAAATGGCTTACCGCCCTCAATATGTGAACGCAAAGGCGGCATTAAATGCCCCTCGAACTCGCTACCTTTTGGGTATAACATAGAAGTACGGCCGCTCTCGGTTGTCGGGTGCGTTGTTATAAATAAAGTCTTTTTAGTTTTGTTACAAAAATCGCGGCACTCATTTAAAAATTTATAATTGTCGGCCCAGTCATAAGAACGGTTTAACCCGGTGTATGGATCAATTAAACATACGTCGGCTTTTGTATTGCTAAATATTTCTAATAATTCGCCGGGTTTATATAATTTTTCGTTATTTATAAAAGTAAATTTTGCCTCTATTTTTTTATTATAATACTCTATTTGTTTATAACTTAAATCTTTTAATTTTTTACCGCTATACATTTGTATTAAATCGCGTAAAATTTGGCCCTTTTCGTTTTCGCCACTCCATACACAAAAACTTAAATTATTAATTAACGCATGACAAAGAAAATACCAAAATAAAAATAGTGTTTTACCGCTCCCGTCATGACCGCAAACAATACATAAATTACCTTTTTTTAATCTTATATAGTCGTCTGCGTCGCACCCAATACCTAACCCGGTTTTTATTTTACCGTCTTTTAGATCGTATAAGTATTTTAAATCGCTTTTTACTGGCTTAATCACAATTGTTTTTTTAGGTTTTCGATATGACTGTTAGCCGCTTTATTGTCGCTTTGTGGGTTTAACTCTTTTTGTCGTCGTTGCCATGTTTGTAAACGTCTTTTTATTTCAAAAGTTTTTTCTAATTCGCAACGCAATTTTTTAGTTTTTTCGTTCGCCTCGCTCCAGTACAAATAAAAGTTATTTAATAAATCTTTGTCAAAGTCATTTTGATATACTTTTAATTTATTTAAAAAATTCTTTTGCTTTTCTACTATACTATTATTTACATTGTTATTGTTATTGTTATTGTTATTAGCTTTAGTTTTGCTTTTACTTTGCTTACGTTTTGCTTTATTACCGTTTTCAAATCGCTTTAAATTCGCTTGTAATTGTGGTTTAATTAATGTAAATATAGTTTTGCTTATTCCTTTTAAATCTATTTCGTTTCTATTTAAACCGTATTCATGTACGGCGGCCCATACGTCGGCTTGATCTTCTTTTTTTAATTCTTTTATCGCCTCGTAAAATGAGCGGTAAATTAACATGCTATCTCTTTTCATTTATTTATTGTGTTATCTATTTTAAAAAATATTAATATTAGCAAAGTTATAAGATAATAACTAATTATAAATTTTGTCATACGTGTATTTTTATAAGTCTTTATATGTATTTATACCTATTTTATAATAAAGTCGCTTAAAACGGCTAAAAATAGCCTTTAAATTAATTTTCTTTGCGCTCTAAATTGTAAATTATGTATTATTTATTTAACGCTTTTTATTTTGTTGCTGAAAATTCGGGCAAATATCTTTATAGATTTCTTTTGTCTTGTACCCTAAAAACTCTACTTTTTTAATTAGGCTTAAATGCCTGTCGGTTTTTATTAATGCGTGTTCTTTACTGTCCGCCGTAATAATTCGCGTTACTGTGCGCCATTTTTTAAACTTGTCGCGCTCTCTAAATACTACTTTATAACGTTTCATTATTTTAAATCGTTTAAAAGTTTTCGAACTTCGCGCCCTAAATCTGTATCATTAGGGTATTTTTTAATTAAATCTTTAATCATTTTTATTATAAACTTTTGCATTATATAGTGTTTTGATATTTTTCGTTAATAAACTGGTGTAAATCTCGGGCCTTTAAAGTGTATTTATCTATAAAATAATTAAAAAACTTTAATTTATTTATATCGTTTTTACTTTGTTTGACCGTTATAAAATGATCTATATTATTATATATCTTAATAATTAGATTTTTCATCTTTATATTATCCTCGTCATAAATAATATTTTGCTCTCCTGTGCCGTTGCATGCGTGGCAAATTTCAGTATTACCCTCATACCTTGCGTTAGGCACCCAGTAAACG